ATGCACATCAGCATGGCGGCGGGCTCTCCAGGCATGGTCAGTGTGAGGGCCAGTGCCCTTATCCTCATTGCAGGAAACACGGGCAAGGCGCCAGGAACACCCTGGCGACCTGTTTGTCTACTGAGATGCCTGTTCACCATCTGGACGAAGCCAACGAGCGGCGACGCGGCTTGGACCCGCGCAAGCTGATGGTCAACAGCTGTCACGGACCTCGGACTTGGGCTAGGACCAAAGGAGAAACTTCGCCTTACAAGCCATTTCCGGACAAGCCCACGCTTTCAAGACTGGACAAAGAGAAGATCGTTGACTGGCTTAAGAACGGCAATTGGGAGTCTTTGGAAGCTTGCTTGGGTTTGAACGCTGAGGAGGTCCTGAAGCTCGAGGCCATGCAGACATTCCGCGCCTACTTGGAAAGTGGGAAGGTAGCGTGGTCCGACGAGACTGAGGCCATCGTCCACATGCTCAATAACAAGGTCAACCCCACCAGCGACGCCGATATGTTCATTTTCAACAAAGACGGTCGCCCACACTTCGAACGCTCTGGCGTTTGCACCACTCTCTCTGGCAAACCCCCTCGTCAAACACCTCAGAAGGTGTCACAACGTGCCGCGAACCTCGTGTTGAAGTATGGGGGCTCCAAGTGCTCTGATTTTGCTTCATATGTCTTGCCACCAAACACGGCTGACGACATTCTGCGTAGTCTTCGCGGCCAGGTGGCCGATGTCTCTCCAGGCAATTTGGACCAGGCGTGGCGTCAGCCCACCCATCATAAAATATGGGAGGAGTTCCTTCGCACTTTGCCTGCCACTCGCGGTATAACCGAAGACAGTTTCGACGCCCACCTCAACAGGATCGTGGGTGAAATGGAGAGTGACAAGTCTACCGGCTGGAGCGCGCGCTTTCGCCCCGGCCAGAAGGATCAGTGGACCTCGGGTGAGGGCCTTGAACTTCTCGGCTATCTTGTACGCGCGCGAATGCTCATGAGAACGGCAGTTTCGAGCCGCATCCATCACTTGAGGGCCCGCGACATTGTAAAGCTCGGATTGGCAGACCCCAAGGAGATCTTCGTCAAGGACGAGGCTCATTCTGGTCGTAAGGCCGCCCGACGTCGTTGGCGTCTCATCTGGAACGTCAGTATCGTCGATGCCGTGGCCGAGTCGATGAGTAATCGGAGTCAAAACAAGGCTAATATAGAAAAGTATAGCTCCGGTGCTCCCTCGCCCGCCTTGGTTGGTTTAG